AATCTGTTGAATTAAATTCTTTCTTAGTAAAGGTATCTGCATCCAACCAGATACACCAGCCAGGATCACGACTATCTTCAGCTAATTCAAAAGCAAACTCTGTTAGAGCAAAGACTTTGTGGCAAAACTTTATAGCATCCAATCTAAAATTATAATCTATCTTACCATCTTCAGTTCCATCATGTTCTTTAAATGTTTCTCTGAAGGCAGTCATCTCTGTGAGTAGATTAAGATTACGATACTCTATGTGAGGTGGATGGGGTACATCATGCTTATCTAAATCAAAGTCATGGTAGTATACTGTAAGTTTAAGAGGTTCTTTCCAGTATCGGGCAGCAGTCTCAAGCATCTTCATACCATAAAGTTTTAAACCATCCTCATTCATAGAGGTTATAAAGTTATACATTAGATAGTCCTTCTTCCATTGTAATCTTATCTTTCATTGTATTCCACTCTGTAGCGTATTTAATATCTACATCACGAGATGCTGACCAGTTATCAAACCAAGGTCCACCCGTAGTAAAGTGTACATTCTTAGGTTCAATTGTTTCAGATGAGTGATGGTCTAACCAATTCCACTCCTCACTAATTTTTCCAATAGGATATTGGGTCATCCTTCCATGCGCCCAACCGTCTAACCATTTAAAGTTATGGAGCCAATGACCTGACTTAGTATTAACATCGTCTACCGTCAGATTAAGATTAGCTTTATGCCCACAGTTCCACAACATAAAGCTGGACCAGTTCTTCATGGAGTACGTTTCTTGTATTTGGTTATCCATTTTAGTTGTATGATTAGGTTGGTACTTATGCCAGACACAGGAGACTGCATGAACATCTTCAGTGTATCGGTCAAAGACTTCCATAATGTCTGACCGTACTAGCATATCACAATCCATAAAGATTGCATAGCCTTCATACTGATTAAGGTGGGGGATTAAGAACCTTGTAAAGCTGAAGTCAGTTGAAAAAGGTTTACCATCATTAAGATCAATCTTTTGATTTCTATTATCAGGAGCAGTAGTCCATGCTCTACGATACAGTCCAGCAGACCTAAGTGCATACTGATCTAGCTTTACAATATTTAAGTTCTTTACTGAAGATGTAAGCTCAATAGACTTAACTAATGTTTCAAAAGCTAAATGTTCTCTAGCATCGTAGCCAATATAAATCGTGGGTTGTCTTTGATACATAAACCTTTTCACTCCTCCTATTCTTTAGGCTCTGACTTAGGGATGGAATCTTCTACAGACTTTCGGTACGCCTGGAGTTCCTCTATCCTTTCATCAATGGATGAGAGGGTTCTTTGTTGCCTCTTTTCCTCTAGCTCTTTCATACGTTCTTCGGATACAACATAGACTGTTGGTTGGTTACGAATACCAAAAGTATTATTAAGCATAGAATGAATGAAGTCACCATAATAATTATTGGGGTACATATTTTTCTCCTTTATAAAAGCAAGTAAGGTAACTATCCTATATATAGCAATAGTTTACCTATGATACTATATATAATAGCAAAATATTATATCCTTGTCAAGTATTATTTTACATTATCTTTACAAGATGGATTGCTATTGGGGCTATTTGTATAACACACATTACTATAAAGAAACCTGTTAGCATTTTGATCTCCCTTTTCCTGACAGATATTGGGGTTCAGATTTATTAGGTTTAAAATATTTTATCTTAAGCCACGTAATAAATTTATATAGCATAATCATTAATGTCTTTTCCATGAGCTTTTAAATTCTAACTCATCTATTATTTCCTCAAGGACTTCAATAGCCGTTTTAAATCTACCCCCATCGTTATCCATCTTTGCATATTTATCTTTTAAGAATTTAATTTCCATCTGTAGAACTTCAATCCTATCTTCTATAGTATGATATACCATTAGCCACACTCCTTCTGTCCTGTTGTGGGGTCAATGAAACAAGCAGCACCTTCTTCTTCTTTTACAGAAGGTTCACTCTTATTAAGAATACCATACCTCTTACCAGCAAGTCTAAAGGTTGTTATTCCTTTTAACTTTCCTCGCCATCCTTGTATGTAAACATCTTTGAACTCTTCAAAGGTTACGTTCTCACCTACATTTATAGTCTTTGATACTGCACTATCAATGTAAGGTTGGATAGCTATCTGCATTTTAAGGTGGTCCTCTACTGTTAGGTCTTCAGTTGTCTCTGCTTTAATACCATAGTTAGCATAGACGTAATCCTGTAGCTTAATAATTTGAGCACCTCCCTCTTGAAGTACAGTACGATCTACCTCATGCATAAAGACAGGTTCAACTCCACTACTAATATTATCAGCCGTGAAACTAATTGTACCAGTAGGAGCAATGCTTGTGAGATGGCTATTGCGGATACCAGACTTAGCTATTCTATCTTGTAGGTCTGGAGGGAGTCTCTTTACATACCCACTCTGTAAGTACTTAGGATTGTAAAGAGGAAACGATCCCTTCTCTTTAGCTAGATCACAACTAGCTTCTACGGCTGTATAAGATAAGGCTCTACCTATCTTCCTTGTAAAGCGTACAGCTTCATCTGATCCATACCGTAACCCTACCATTGTAAGACAGTTAGCTAGGCCAGTGATGCCTAACCCCATCCTCCTTTTATTCTTCGCCTCAGTCTCTTGATCTGGTAGTGGATAACGAGTACGGTCAATGACATTGTCCATCGCTCGTACCACTGAGAAAATATCTTCTTTAAATAAGTCAAAGTTAAACACCTTATTATCTACATACTTAACTAAGTTAAAACTACCTAGTAAGCAAGCACCGAATGGTGGAAGGGGTTGTTCACCGCATGGGTTAGTAGCTTCAATCTGTTCACAATACCAGAGAGGATTGTCATTGTTTATCTTATCTATGAATAGAACCCCAGGTTCAGCCCACTCCCAGTTAGCCCTCATAATTTCATCCCACAAAGCAACAGCATTTATTTCTTTGTAGACAGTATCATTAAATTTAAGTTGGAATGGAGTGTTCTTTATTACAGCTTGCATAAACTCATCGGTAACACCAACTGAGATATTAAAGTTAGTAAGTTTATCTTGGTTCTGCTTGGCTCTAATAAATTGTTCTATGTCTGGATGATCTACACGTAAGACACCCATCATAGCCCCTCGTCTATGACCAGCAGAGACTATCGTTCTACAAACTGCATCAAAGATATGCATAAAAGAAACGGGGCCACTAGCAGAACTATCAAGACTAACAATCCTATCACCATCAGGACGTATACGAGAGAAGTCATAGCCAATCCCACCACCTCTACGCATGGTTTCAGCAGCTTCAGTAGCCCGTTCCATAATGGACTCCATACTATCTTCAATAACTCCTGATACAAAACAGTTATATGCAGTAACATCTCTAGGACTACCCATTGCTGATTGAACTCTACCGGCTGGCATAAACCTTTGATTTAAAAAGATTTCTTTTATCTTACCTCTATGATCGTCATCGTCTGACATAGCGGCAGCATTACGACTTGCTGACTCTTCAAAACTTTCATTAGGCAATCTATACTTTGTTGCGTGTAACTCTTCACAGGCTTGAACTTGTGGACCGTACCCCATTATTTTTCTCCTTTAACTCTATAAGTTTTTTATTGTACCATTCGGCTTTCTTTAAATCTTCCGCACCATTCTTATACCTATATCTCCATAAGTATTTCATAACATTACCCTGAAGGTAATACTCAAAGCCTTCACCTAATGCCGCTTCAATAGCATCAATACATTCTATACCAGCTTGGTTATAATGTACAGGGCTATTTACATTATCTTGATGGGAAGTTCTTTCCGTAGTAAGAGGTTGATCCTCTTTCTTATTCTTGTCTTGTGGTTTGACTGTAGTAACTGGTGAGCAAATAGTCTTGTATCTGAATAATCTATTCCAGCGTGATCGCATACTTCTATATAATCTTTGCACGTTACACCTACACTAGCAAAGAACCATGCCTTTGCCCTCTCTCTATTTTCAGTAATGGTTTCTGTTTCAGTCTCAAAGGTAGGCTTGCTTGCGTCTAACAAAGCCTGTAGAACTACAGCAATGAAGAGGCATTGTTCAGGCTTCTCCTTCTGTAATTTCTTTTCTAAATTAAATAGAAGATTTAATTGGGGATGCGTATTGTCAGTCGGTTTCTTCATAGAAATAATCTTCAAAGAATTGTTCCGCATCTAGAATAACCAATGGCTTTCTCCTATTCATTTTAATAAAGACTAGTGGTGGTAGATCACTATGACCTTTAGCTTGGTCTAAGATATTATATAGACCTGTAAACTTTTCTTGGTTCTTACATTCAATAGAGAAGGGAAACAGATGTTCACAAGCACTACTAAGTTTAACATCTGCCCCGTTCTCTCCCATGATTGCTGTAGTAATTTCTTTATCTAGATCATGGGTATGACCTTCATCCAAATACTCTATGAGTTTACTCCTAACCCAGTCTTGTAGCTTACGTCCTTTAGCTTTGGCTGAAGATGTCTTCATAATTAAATCCCTACTTCAGGAACATCAGGTACTCTACTAACACGAGTTAGATGTACTGGACCTTTCTTATACATGAAGGTCCGTAAACCATGACCATTGTTAGCATCTGCCCAACATTCTTTTTTATATGAACAGTAAAAGCAATTTGTATTTAACTTATAATTACCTGACTTACCTTCTGGTACATCAGGGTAACACTTTGCTGGTGGGATAGTTTCTTTAACCATCCCTTTTAAATATTTAATACGGTAGGACGTATCAGCAATCTCCAGTTCGTCTAGTCCCATCCAACATAGGTCACCTGATATCTTATTCATTACCAGGAAGCCAGCTTCTTTAGCTTTCAATGCCGTAGCATACGAGGATAACTGGTCTATGTATCCAAAGGGATCATCACTATATAAAGTTCTATCTTTAAACTTTCGATAGCTAATAGGTGAAGCAGACTTAACATCGACTAGCACTCCATCTATAAGCCCGTCTATATGACCTTTAATCCCTTCAAGTTTAGTTTCTTTCTGTTGG